GTTAACATTTCTGATAACTTCACGGTTGATTTCAGCAAGAATCTCAGATGATAAGATGTTTGCTAATTCTGATTCTGCATCAAGACCGTGGATTGCTTTGAGGTCTTGTGCTAATTCGAGTGTGTACTCAGCTTTTAATGCTCTGGATTTTGCAGTCACAGTTGCTTTCTCAATTGTGAAAGCCATTTCTGCAAAATGATTCCCTGCTGCGTCACCTAAACTCTCAGCCGAAGCTGTTGACATACCTGCACCTGTTGTAGATGCGTATGAAGGAGATGAAGTGTCGAATGGGTCACCAATTGGGTCTGAACCTACTGAAGTAGATGTAGTTTGAGGGCTAGCAGAGTAATCTGAACGAGCTTCGTTATGAAGAGCTTCTGATTTGTTGTCTCTTGTAGCGTCTACATCGTCATTATATCTTGCTTTCATGGCAAAGATAAGACCTGTAGGACCAGTCATTGGTTGAACACCACAAATGTCGTAAGCAACGAGATTTGGCATAGCTCTACGAACTAGTGAAATAAGGATTGGGTCCCAATTACTAATCGCTGAGCCAGTAGCATTTAAAGGTGCTGCTTCTTCAAGAGTTGCTCTATCTTCGTTAAGAGCTTTTTCTTGGTTTTCAAGAATGACAGCGGTTACTGCTCTCTTATAGTTGTCTTCGATTTTTGGTAAATCTGAGTGCTCAAGTATAGGAGACCATTTTTCTTGTAAATTTTCTGATAAAAACATTTTTACATTTTTCCTTTAAATTAACCTAATGGTTTTAGTTTACTAATAGCAGATGAGTATCTTGCAATAGTAGGGTCAAGAACTTCGTCTAATGATTTCTCATCTTCGAAAGAACCTGTTCCTTCTTCACTACTTACAGTCATCTCTTCTGCAATGTTGTCACCTTCTGCAGGAAAGTAAGCTTCTTTGATTTCTGCAATCTTCTCTTCGAAGTCTGCTGAGTCTTTAAAGTCTACACCTTTTGAAAGTGATTCCATTTTCTCTTTTTGTGATTCAGTTAGGTCGTTAGACGCTTCCTGTACCACATTTGCTCTCTTCAATGAATCTAACTCTTCAGTCACTTCCATATTCTTGGAAACTTCTGAGTCGAGTTTTTGTTCCATTTCATCGAGTCTATTTGCGAGTTCGTCCATGACATTGTACTTATCTTCTGGTACTTCAACATAATGTTCTACGAACAATGTTTTCATTCCTTCGATAAAGTTTTCAGTCATTTCCGCTCTCAAACCTCTTTCTATTGCAAGTTCGTTTTCTTTCGTCCACTCTTCTGCACAATATGTAAGATATTTGTCAACTGCTTCCGATAGGTCACCTTTAACTTTTTCTACTGAGGTTTTTAATTCTTCTGAATACTGAGATTCTAAAGACTCTTTAATCTCTGCAACTTTACTTTGTACTGCTGCTTTAAAGATTGTTCTAGCTTTCTCTGCATTTTCTTCTGATAAGTCTAATGCTTCTGAGATTGCATTGAGGTCGTCTTCAACTTCTATCTCTACTAATGAAGATTCCAATTCGGCAGTGTCAACAGTTTCTTCGACTGATTCTTTCTGTTCCTCTTCTTCTTCTTCTTCGTCTTCATACTTCTCGGCAACTTTAAGCACTGATGCTTCGTCCATTCCTTTTAGCATTTCAACGATTTTTCTAGCGACTTCTGCTTTAGTCAAGGTCTCGTCAACTTCTTCTTCTGACATTTCGCCAAAAGTTTTCTGAAGTTCTTCTTTAGTCATTTCCTTCATGTTGTTGACAATCGCCTTGATTGATTCCATTTTAGTTGCTTTAACAACTTCTTTCTCAGAATCGTCATCTTCTTTAAGTTTTTCTGATTTCTCAGGTGCAGGTGCTGATTTATTCACAGCATCCTTAACTTGTTTTGTTTCGCCTTCAGCCTTTTTGACTGAGTCGACAGACTTGTCAACAGGATTTTCTTCAGGTTTTACGACCTCACCTTTTCCGGATTCTATTTTCTCCGCATCAGATGAACCTTGCTTAACAGGTTTACTGTCACCTTTTTCAGCTTTAGCGTCAGGTTGTCCTGCCTCTGCAACTGTTTCAACAGTTTCGTCAACTGTTTCTAGGTTATTTTCTAACTCTGCCATTTTTCTCTCCTGTTTGAGTATTAAACTTTTTATTTAAGTTTACTTTTTATTTATATGTTATAGACTCTCAACGAACCTTTTCCATAAATTTAATTTGGTTTCCTCTATTTTTGACGCTTGGACAGTGCGGATTTGCTTCTGCATTGCTTCAAGTTCAACTGCTTTGAGAATACCATTCTCCATGACCCACTCGACTCCTTCGTATATACCTTCAACGAAGGCCTCTGGAGCACTTGGGTCTGCAACGATGTCCGCCGCTGTTGCCAACTGGAAGTCACCCTTAACATATTGTGCATCACCTTTTGATTCAAGCGAACCTAAACCTCTTGATGAAACACCTAATTTAGCACCATCTGATATCAAACTTCTTACGATTTGACCATTTGGGGTACTTAAAATCTTTGCTCGTCCCACATAATTATCACCATCTTCTTCTAGTGATGTAATTAAATGTGAAACTCTATCTAAATTGATTGTTGGTCCTTCTGGATGTCCCAACTCACCGAATGCACGGTCTTTTTCAATGAATTCTTTTCTATAACGACCAACTTCTTTTTCCATTATGTTTTTTGGATAGACTCTGCCGTTTCTATTTTTGATTTCGGATTGCATGAATACACCTTCGATGTAGTATTCTTTCTCACCCTTCTCGTTTTGTTCGATGATTACAGGTGATATCGCGTAATCGTTATATTCAGATATTAGTTTCATTGAATAACTCCTTAAATTCGTCTATAGAGAATGATTCTCCCATAGATTTTAAGACATTCTTAATGTCTTTCATGCTTTTCTCAGCATCTTTTAAGTTCTTGTATGTATCACCTGTGTCCATTCCATCTAAAAATACAAAAACATCTTTACCCTTTTGTGAATAAGTTAGGTCGTACTTCTTACTTCCAGCTTTAACTACTTCATTTTTAAGTTGTTTATGACCACTAGGCAACTTTACTTTTGCTTCGTTAAGTTCTATGGTCATTTGCTGAAACGATTTCATACTAGTCCTCTTTCTTATCCATCCAATTTACAGACTGTTCGACCCTTTTCATGTCGATATTCTCTGCGGCCTTTTGATGTAAACCTTTAAAGATAGAATCTTTGGCATTATCCATTTTACCATCTTCAATCTGGTCTACTATTTCTTTTGATATATCATTCATTTATTAAAATCCTCCGAAGTCATCTTCGTTTTCGTCACTTTTTTCATCTCCACCACCCTCTTTTTTGATTTGAGTATCGATGATTTTTATATCTTCTTCTGTTTGATGCAACACATACTTTCTGATGTATTCATCTGAGAAGTATTTACCGACATATTCACTCATCTGTCCTAGAGTGTCCATTCGTTCTCTTAATACTTCTGCATCTTTTAATTCTGTAAAGTGGTTGTCTGTTGCCCAATCGTATTGAATAAAATCTTTAACCTTATCAAACTCTTCTGCACTTACAATCTCTTTCAAAATCAATTGAGTTCTCAACATATCGTTGAATACTCTTGCAAATTTCTTTTGAAGTCTATTAGTAAACTTATTAAACTTCAATTCGTCTCTCGTAATCTCTGATGATTTACCCATGTTGAAACCATTATCTGATTCCATACGAGAGATAGGTACATTCAATGCACGATATAGTTTCTTTTTAAAGTATTCTATATCTGCAATGTCATCTAAGTTCTGACCACCTGGAAGTGTAGATATTTCTGTTCCTCTACCACCTTCTCTTCTTGGCAACCAAAAGTCTTCCATCATTGACATGTGTTTTCTATCGTCTTTGATTTCACCTGTCTGAGCATTATAAACAAGTTTATTTCTATACTTGTTCATTACATCTGACAAATACTGTTCTGCTTTTGCCTTTGGCAAGTTACCAACATCGATGTAGAAGATTCTTCTTTCTGGTGCTCTTGATATCCTATAGATGACAAGTGCATCTTCTATCATTGACAACTGATTTGCAGTCTTCATTGCCTTATGTAGATACCCAACTACAACATTTTTAGTGTAGTCTAGTAGACCTGAAGTAGTATAACATACTGCCTCTGGTGCAATCTTGACGGTGTTTCCTTCTCCAGAACCACTCTTGTCAAAACCTCTGTCGTTGAAAAGATAGAACTCTTCCATCTTTGTAATCTTTTCAACATTCGTTTTATTGTCTCTGTCTTTCTCAATATTACGAACTTTCTTAATCTTTATTGGGTCAATATTTCTGATGTCAACGATACCTGCCTTAGGTCGTTTCGAATCCACGACCTTATGGAAGTAGACTCTACCATCGATGTACCATTTTCTGAATAATTCATGAGAATTCTGATTGAATCTCATTATGTTTAGGATGTGATAAAACTCGTCTTGCACCTTTGTTTTGATGCTATCAGAGAGTTTTGCATCTCTGAGGTCGAGTGATACTATCCTATCCGAAGTATCAGAAGTAATACACTCATTTACTATATCTTCAATTGCTGAGTCACACTCAGGTATTAAAGAGATTTCACGGTATCTTCTAATGAGTTCTGCCTCATTTTTGATACCACCTTCCATGTCGATGTATGACCCATAAGCACCACCTGTAATAAAACCACCTGGTTGTGATTGTATAACTGGTGTGCCATCGTCATCGACTGGCGGCACGAAAGAGATTGCCTTTTTGTCAACCTCTGTCGCTCTTAACTCGTCTCGTTTACGAGTGATTTCAAACCCGAATAATTCCATACTATTATTTATAACACCTTTTTAGGTGTTAATTTCACTTATTAGACTACTCTTTCCCAATGGGAAAAAGCGAATACTGCATCAAAAGTTTCTATTGCTTCACCTGAATCGTAATCCAATGTGATAGGTGCTATTGACTTAGGATACATGTTAAAAAATTCATATCTTGCTAGAACTCCGTCTGATTTATCTAATTGTTCTACAAATGCTCTATCTACCAGATAGTCCAAAGTAGTTGAACCTCTTGAATCAGCTGTTCCTGCAATCTCATTCATATGAGATTCTAAACCTGTTCTGACTTCAAAGTTAACATCATTGATAATAGATACAGTCCAGTCTTCGAATGCTCTGTCACCTGGTAATTTTAATGTATTACCCATGTGTTTGATTGTTATATCACCGAATGATGAACCTGGTATCGCAGCAGCTTTACATAGAAACTCTATTTTGTTTCCTGTTCTAGGGATAAAGACTTTGAATCGGTTGGCTCTTGGTCCACCTCCGATTAAGTTTGCTTTAAATTGGTCTATTGTTGCCATTCTTTACTCTCCTTAAACTGCTGAATAGATTTCACTAAACTCTACACCACTTCTCGCAGCAACAAAGTTCAATGTAATAAAGTTAATAGAACGAGCAGGTTTTACAAAGATTGAACAAACGAATTCGTTTCTATCAATCACTGTATCTGTATTATTTGTTTCATCACAAATAACTGAGAAGTCTACAAGTCCTCTTCTGTTTTTAACATCTCTTAGGAAAGGTTCAACAGCACTTCTAAATTGTGCTCTTGTGAATGCATCGTTGAATTCAAACAGTTGTGCTTGAGCAGCAGCTGCTATTGCTTTCTCTAATACGATGAATAATCTTCTGACATTAATTCTATCGAATGCAGAAGGTGTTGTTAATGCTGTTTTATCACCAAATAGTACAGTACCTTGTCCAGGGAATGTGACTATTGGATTAATTCTTGCACGATATAAGTCATCTCTACTTCCTTGTTTCGGATTGAAAGCAAGTTTAGTGATGCCTAGATATTGACCTCTACTGAATCCAGCAGGTGAGAACCAAGGGTCTCTCAACAAGTCTGACCTTGCCATGATACCTGCAGTGTGTCCGTTACCTGGAACCCAACAATACTTGTCATTGAATCTATCGTAAGAATATACCCAACCTGAATCTAACACTGCATATGATGAAGATGTGACATTTGAAAAGTCTGCTTTAACATTTGATACTTGTGTTGATTCTGAAGAAACATCAACGATTGATGTTTTTCTTGGTGAACATATAAACATGCAGTCTTTTCTTGTTTCTGCAAGTAATATTCCGTTATTTACTATTGTGTTATGGTCTGCAACTGTATCTTGGTCTACACCACTTCCGTTATCAGTTCTTGTTGAACCACATATTAGGAATGAAATGTCTACTGTATCTGCATCTGAGAAATGAGTATCCCATGCACCATGTTTTTGACCTGCAGTAGGACTTCTTCCGTCTGAACCTGCAGTTAGTGAATAGTTCACTGGTAATGCTGGTCTTAGGAATGCCGCTGCAACTGATTGTGCATGAGTTCTATCTATTGTAGAACCATTAATGATTGTTGATTTATGACCTGACCACCATACCCATGAGGAATCTCTTGCAATTACATTCTTGTAGTAATTACTTCTTCCTGTTGAGTCTTTGGCGTTTGAAGCACAAGAAACATATCCGTGAGTCTCTAGGACTCCGTTAACTGTTCCTGATATTTCTCCATCTTCGTCAACTACGACAATGTGCATTTCATCAGCAGTTCCTGATACGGCTGCTTGACCTGCTGAAATACCTGGTGCAGAATCAAACAAATTATGGAATTCCCAATATCTATCGATATTAGAACCACTTGATTGAGCTACTAACAAACCTGTATTTGCTGGTTGATTTAATGCAACAATTGATATAGATGTTCCGTCTGGTTTTGTGACAACTCTATAAAAGTTATTATCACCTTGGAATTGAATCTGGTCTCCTATGTTGAATACATTTGAGGCTGCTACTGAAATTACAGTCTGCCCCACTGCTTCAGAACCACCCACTGTGGTTACTGAGTCATTATAATATGCGTTTGAAGACGCACATACGGAAACTTTGACTGAGTTTCCTAAAGAACCTGCATATCTCGCTACCCAATCACCGACTGTGCCGGACTGAGTTCCACCTTTATAGGTGCTTTCGTAAGATGCATCATTTTTTAGTATTTGATTTGCCCCACCAGCTGCGTTAGCACTGTAGCACATGTTAGAAATTCTAACTACTCTTAATGATGAACCATACTTCAAGAATGCTTCTGCTGAATAAAAGTCTTCAGCTCCAGCATCGGTATTTGCAGGTGACGAAAACTCATCTATCAAACCCTTACTATCTGAAACTGTTTTTACTTCATCAACAGGTCCCCATTTAAATTGACCTGCAAAAGCACCAGTAGTGCTTGAAACTGCAGGCACAACATTTGTTAAGTCTATCTCTGAGACTTGAACTCCTGGTGATACTTGAAATGCCATACTTTTCTCCTGTTAATGTAAAAAGTTGTTTACTAGATTATTTATAAGTTTAAATAACCCAATGAATGCTTCCTTTTACATTCTATACATGTATTTAGTTAATCTAAAAACCATCTATCTCCATCAGCATCGACAAAGGATTCAGTATTGTTCTGTCCTGTATCGAATACACCTGCTGGTAATATATCGTCTTCTATTTGTTTTTGTTGTTCTGCGTATAATAGTTCTTTAACTTGTCTATCAGTTAAGTGGTAGAAGTGTTCTGTTGTCACAAACCACGAGAATAAAACTAGATTCATAACCATATCGTCATGAAACCCTCTATCTGCTTCAAAACTACTACCTTTACTTATAAAAGTCATGAGTTCGGTGATACCTTCTCTATCACATATTGTCATTCTATTCTCTTCTAATAACTCTTTTAGAGTAGAACAACCTATTCTTTTAATTCTTTTAGTCATTGTCACACCGATATCTTCTGCTTTACTCATACCTTGAACAAAGACATTTGGATATTCTATGTCATAATGTAGTTGTGTTGCAACCATTCCACCCTCTGCATTGTTCTCAATAATTACTAATGATTCATTATATGGTGTACTATATTTTGCAATTAGGTCTGGAAATAACATAGGAGATATCATATTATCTCTATAGGTACAAACCTGTCTGAATGGTTTCACTGATATATCCATAATAGTAAATGTAGAATAGTCTATTCCACGACCTTTAGATACATCAACAGTGGTGATATATGTGTGTCCTTCTTTAGGTTTCTCATATACTTTAACACCGTCTTTATTCCAATCTGGTTCCTTTGCCATTAAACCTAATAATGTATTAGAATTTATAAGAGTATTACCTGTTCCTAAGAAACTATTACCATACTCTTGTTCAAACTGTGCCTCTGATGTATTTGCAATCGTCTCTTTCTTCCATTCGTCATCTCTTCCTGGTACATCAAACCAGTTAATAAGAAAGGATTTATATTCTGATTGTCCGTGAACTGCACTCTCATATATCTTATAAAACATATTACCCACACCATTTGCAGTAGAAGTAATGATAACCTTTGAATCTTTACCAGATGTGACAACAGGATATGTTGCAGTATAAAATGTTTCTGCATCTTCAACGAAGGCAAACTCGTCAAGATACAAGAGGTTAATAGACAAACCACGGATACTGGAGGATGAAGTTGCCGCTGCAACAACTTTTGAATCATTTGCAAATTCTATGGACCCTTTGTTAAGTATTTTTACTCCAGGTTGTAGGAAAAAGGGAACACTTTCCAACATGGTAACCATTCTTGCAATCATTTCTCTTGCAATTGCACCCTTGTTTGCCAAAACAGCAACAGTCACTTCTGGATTAAAGAGTAAAAACCATAATAGATACGCACAAGAAGTGATTGATTTACCACTCTGACGAGATGCAAGAACGATATTAAAACGATTCTCATTGTAGTGATTGATTAATTTATCTTGGTACCCACGAAGTTTAAAGGGCACCATACCCTCATCTAGTGAAATAATTTGTGTATAGTTCTCAATAAAATGACAAGGGTCTTGTGAACATTTCACATACTCTTGCATTTCCTGGTCGGTATACTTGGTTTCAATACCTGACCTTTTGACTAAAGTGTTACCTAAGTAACCTTCGTTTTTAGGTTGTACCATGTTTTAACCCCCAATGAGATACAGGCAGATGATTTGATAATTCATATTTACCATCAAATGTAAAAATCCAACCCAAATAATTCCATGTTTCACTTGACTTATAGTATTTTAAAAATTCTAAGTCTCCTTCCCATAGTACCTTTTTATAATGAATATTATTTTTATATACCCAATTTTCTTTTATGTCAGGATAGTAATCTTGCAAGAACTGTTTAGAATATTTTGAATGTTTATCATAACCTATATCTTCTGATGCTGGAATTGATTCTCCTCTGATATCTGATAGTTGTACTTTATTTGGATATAGTTTATCTATAAAGTTATGTTTTGATGCATACGCCACTAAATCTAGTATGTGTCCGAATTCTAACTCTCTATCTCCTTCTTTATAAAAGTTTTTAAGAAATCTCTCTTCAGACCAGAGTTCTGATGTCAACCATTCGTGCAAATAGATATCACATTCTGGTAATTCTGTTTCTAGTAAATCACTATGAATATACTCTACTGTATCTCCTAATATCTCTTTCATTCTATCAATCATTTCAGGTCGTCTCTCTAAGGCATATACTTTCTTTGCACCATACTTGACTGCAAGATAACATAGTACACCTGAACCAGCACCTAAATCTATGACTGTTTTATCTTTGACATTCTCTGATATCCAACTCTCGTATGATGTATTCCTTTGAGAGTCGGTGAAGCAATATGCAGTTTTAAAGAACCGCATCTCTTTTGGCATTTCAGGCATAATCTATTTGTTTTTCTTTAAGAACTTCTGCAATTCCGCAGTTGACCCAACATACAAATGATTGTGTTGAGTATTCACTTTCTCGTTCTCATCTTCAAGTTTTTTTAGTTTCTGTTGAACATCGATGAGTTTCTCTGCAGTCTCACCAACTGTTTTAATTAATTGACCTGCAACCTCATACGCACGAGGATTCTCAGTCTCTTTACAAACATCTAAGATTCCTTCGATTGCATCTTGTCCTCTTTCGACAAGACCATATAAGTTTTCTCTGGTATATTTGTAATCAGTCTCAATATTTTGAGACCTTTCTCTAGGAATTACCACTGCAGTGGTTTCTTTTTTGATTGAAGATTGAATGTCTAAGACATCATCTAATTTTTTATCTATATCTTTTGGCATAATTAAGCATCACTTGTGAGGTCTTCTGAATATGTAGTAGAACCTCCGTCATCATAAAAATTCACTGTTTCTGCAACTACGAATGTATCACCTGGGTCTACTGAACCAACGAATAACAACTTCGTGTTTGCATCAATAGTAATTGCATTGTTCAATACTATTGATAATTTATTACTTGCAATCGATGATATAGTAGGATTCGTTGTTAAGTTTGTACCAAATACTTCATCGTTTACACCTATCTTACTATTTATGGCACTTGCAAAGGTGACTGTGGTTGAACTAGATACTGCATTTGCAATCTCATCAAAAGCAGGTTCATAGTGTTTGACTTCTTTAACAAGACCAGAACTATTGATAGATGTCGATGTAAATCCTTTATCGTCATTAATGTAATCTCTTTCAATAACATTCTTAATAATCTTACCAGTATAAACAGGTCCGAAGAAGTACAGTTTCATATCAAAGTCTAATGAATACTCAATGTATCTTCTTTCTTCAAATCCACTCTCATAGTTATCTTCAAATGCAACCGTTTTAAGTGTGATTGGTACATCTCTGTAATCAGTCATAGAGTCAATCATTTTCATTGTGACTGTATACTCTGGTTGAAAATAAGGTATGATTTGTTCTACTATTTGTAGTGCATCGTTCATGTTCTTAGTCATGATACTGAGTTTAAAACTTAATGTATATGGTGCAGGATTGTATTGAAATCCTCTTTTAACACCATCTGACTCTAAGGTACTTTTCTGACTTCTGATTAATTTGTTTTGTTGCCTTGTTGCATCATATTCTATACCAGATAATTCGAACGCCATTCTAGGAAATGTCATACCTGTAATATTGCCATCTCTTTCTTTTGGGTCTACAGTGATTCTTTCTAACCACTTCTGTTTAGGACCATATGATATAGGAACAATTTGTTGACCTACAACAGTTCCGTCTGCTTTAATTTTTTTAAGTGTTATGTTATTGAACAGTGTTCCAAAAATAGACACACTTCTTTTGATTGTTTCATTATAAAAATAGGTACCAAACATTATGTGACCTCACCGAATGGGTTTGTTTCTGAGAAGTCTAAGTATCCATCTGCCTTGGTTTCAATGTCTGCGTTATCAGCACCAGTACCATCATTCATAGTTAGAATATCTCTAATACTTGCAACTGTATAAGATGCATTGTTAACTACACCAGTTATCGTATCACCAACCTGAATCGTTGTGGTGACATCTTTAACTGTAAGTAGATGTGTAGATGCTTTCCAAGAGGTGACCTCTCCAATCGTTGTACTTCCAATCTGAATTGCTTCATTCGCAGCGTAATCACCTGAACCACTTGAATCTAGTGTTAATTGAATTGTATATGCTTGTTGGTCTTCAACAATATCAATTGCATCAATATTTGTATCGAAGTCTTCTCCTGAGTATTCGAACAATGTGCATTTGAGTTTAAAGACAAATAGTTTACCTATCTGATAGAAAGGATTTTGGTCTTCAACATATCTGATTTCAAACATAGAACCTGACATAGGAAAGTATACTAAATCTCCTTCGTTGGGTCTAAGTGATGTGACTAAATTTGAATCTA